CCATAGTAAAGTATTTTGCTTACTGCCTGCTCGCGCATGAGTTAATCTTCCTGCCATATGATCCCGCTAAGGATCGGCTACGATTAACTTCAGCCCGCTTTAGGGATATACCGGCCGGGTACCCTTATTTCTCTGGGCTGCAATGTCCTGTTTATTTCACCTAGGACGAACAAAATACTTAACTATGGTGCCCTGGGACGGACTCGAACCGTCACGCTCGCGCACTGGCTTCTAAGACCAGCGTGTCTACCAATTCCACCACCTGGGCATGGTAACGATCTAAGGTTTTAATCGTTGTGGCTCATGCACCCCAAGCTGACGCTTGTTGAGCTTTTGCGGTTTGTGCCGCCCCATATATAATATTATACAGTATTAGTTAGCGTGAATCAAGACAAGAAATTAAACGGTAATAGTTGTATTGCTATTTCTTTCTTAATTCACACTATACACATATTATATCACGTTTACTGGTCTAGTGCAAGTCTAAATTTTCATTTGCTTGACAAAAGCAGCCTGAGCAAGGTTTTTCTCTTTGGACTCTAGCATAATGTCGCTATACTCTAGAAAACTACCGGCCCACTCGTTACAAGCTAGGTTCCAGTAGTAGTCACTATGTGCACGCAATTTAGCTCGCGTGAATCCTTGTGTTAACAATTCCTGCAGGTTGGGTCGGGCATTGCGATCATGTTCGACTACAACATCTTCACGACTCAAGCTGTAGTGGATTACTGGCCTAACACCTCGCCAAGATTCCCATAACCGCTGTACACGAGGATCGGTTGGCTCAATGTATTCCCCACTCATAATCCAGTGATGGTGAATGTCTAGGACTAGTGCACAGTGATCTACTAGCTCTAGACTAGCATTAATACCCCAGCTAAACTCAGCGTTCTCAATGGTAAGCACATTGCGAGCTTCACGACTAAGACGCTTAAGTGCTTGTTTGATACCTTCTGGACCTTGTTTGCCACCAATATGTACGTTGCACTTAAAGTCTTGAAATTCACGACCATAACCCATGTAGCGAATAAGGTCTACATGATACTCAAACTCTTGAATAGAGTTTTCAACAACATTTGGGTTTTCACTAGCTAGTACACAAAACTGACCGGGATGAAAACTAAGTCGAATATCGTGTTGTCTAGCTAGGTTGCCAATCATATCAAATCTAGCCTCTAGCTCGCGAACTACGTCTGGCTCCCAGTACCACCACGACCAGTCGTCGTGGGTATATGCTGGAAGCAAGTCGCTGCTTAGGCGGAACATACGCTCTTGTGCTGGCTTTTTAGCTACCCACTCTAGTTGCCTGATTATGGCGTTAGTATTCTTGTCCAGAATACCCCATAGCTTGGCTACAGCTACATCTCGGGTCTGATTATTTAGCCAAGTAATTGTGGTAGTGCCGGTGTTTAGGCCTGGAGCTGCTTTGTCATGGCTTTCTTGAATCTTGCAAGCAAAACCAACTCTGGGGTGTTGTTTGAACATTATCGTGTGTTTTTATAGTTACGGACTGCTTCGGCGTCCAAGCTAGCATAGACTCTGAATTTGTCTTTGCCGACTTGGTCGTAGAGGTCGCTAGCCAGTTTGTACTGCTTTTCGGTGGTTTCAAGTCCCAGTGGCTCATATCTGCTCGCAAAACATTCCAACAAAAATTCACGGGTATAGCCTGCCATGTTTTCTTCTCCAAATGAAAAGATATTATAGCACACCGTATCCACTAAGTCAAGATTAAAAATAACCCAACTACACACCCCACAACAATAATTAGTCGCTCTACTACGGTAAAACTTCCACAATGTATAAAGTTGTGTAATCGGATATTCATAGCCTACTCCAAGTCAATCCAGACTTTACTGCTAGCCTGTTCAAAACGCTCAGCCTGTCGCTCGTAACCAGCATATCCACGAGGATTACTTACCACACGGCAACTACCGATCTGGTAGTCATTCATCGAATGCACATGACCATGTGCCCATAGCTTAACCTGCGGATTGTCTAGGATGATGTTAGTAAGATCACTGTAGTATGCATGGTTGATATAACCATGTACGTGCTCACGGTACTCACTAGCAATTGACTCGTAGCTAGGAGCATGGTGAGTCATCACAATAGTTTTGTGGTTGGGGTAGGCTAGTAGAAATTCTTCTAGTCGAGCACGGCTATACCGGTGCTCTTGCTCACTATCACTAGGGGTGAACTTGTTAGTCCAGTAGCCACCACCAGCTCCCTCTACAAACCTAGCAGGCTCGTGTTTGATTACTTGGTAATCACTCATGAGTCCACCAATAGCATGGGCAACTGTGGGATTGCCACGATCATTATCCGTCCACATGGTAGCGCCCCAGATCAGGTAATCTTCAATCTTAACATAACTGTTTTGTAGAATAGTTACGTTAGGGGGTAGAAGGGGTTCAATACGCTTACGCGCAGTTGAGAAATCATGCTGGTAGTACTCGTGATTGCCAAACACGTATAGGACCTGTGCATACTTAGGCAGTTGGGTATCACAAAACTTGTGGTACGCATCTAGAGTACTCATACCACGACCCACATTGTGTGCTAGTCGGATATGTCCTGCCTCTAAGAGGTCACCGCATAGGAGCAGGAGATCACCACCCGGCAGGACTAGTGTGTCGTGTCCGGTATCAAAGTTAATGTGTAGGTCGCTAGCGATATGCACTCGCATGATGTTCTCTGTGTGAATTATTTATAAAATATTATATAATTTTTGAGATTTAGGGTCAAGATAGAAATCTTTGGCCCGGCCGGAGGGAATCGAACCCCCATTCGCACTTTAGAAGAATGCTGTCCTATCCGTTGAACGACGGCCAGTGTTTTACATACCAGCTATATCCCTGCATACACTACAAATGGGATTTTGATCTAGGTCTAGGATTAGTCGCTTAGACCAGATGTTACAGTGTGTACACTGCTCTATGCCAATGTCCATTTCTAGTATACTTTCGTAGTCTAGGTCAAGTTCATTGCATACTTTTTTAAGCGGCACACGGGTACGCTCTAGGCGTTTAACCAGCTCACTTAGTTTCAGGCTTCCAGCGGTCATCGAGTTCACGGTGTGTTTTTTCAAATTCTAGGAGGAACATAATGCAACACATAGCATGAGCTAGGTGGCTTAGTCCCGATTCAGGGTCACGATCTTCGCCGTCTTGAAAAGCTAGGATGTGACGTAGTGCTGCACTAAGTGGACGAGACCACTCAAATCCGCCACGCCAATTATGTGCAGCGTACTTCTCTTTGCCAAAGGCTAGTACCATAGCAGTTTGATGTAGTGCTTCACTGCTGAGTAGGCTCATAGGAGCCTTATAACTATCGTACTTTAGTGCAGTACCTTGCGGTTTTGGTGTAGCCTCTTGCCAAGCAGGCTTACTCCAGCCAGGCCCAAAAAACTGATTTGTTTCTATAGCCTGCTTCATTTTGTCTACTTCTTCTTGCGAGTATAGTGGTGTTTGTGTAAAATTTATAGTTGTCATGGTTGTAGTATAGACAAAGGCGGCCAAGTCTCGTAGGAGAACTTGGCCGCGGGAACACACTTACCTGTACACAGGACTTATAGTGTAGCATCCAACTTGTACCTCCAAGCCGTGTACGGCCCAGATTATATAGTGGATTAAGGCATTTGAGTTGTTTCTTGCAACTAGCAGTTCGTGGTCAAATCCTTGAACACCACGCAAAGTAATATTATAGCATTTGTGGAAGATTATGTCAACGCTACTTTTTTGGTGGTTTAAATAGTGCGGGAACCTGCTGTTCACGACGAACCGCAAGTGTTTCTATAAGTTCATTTACTTTAGGACTAGTTTCTATGGTGTGTTCTCTATTATACTTTAAATACGTAGGAAGCAATTCTTGTCTAATAACCTGTTCTAGGTTTTTAGTGTAATCTGTTTGCATAGTAAATCCTCCACAATTTTTATAATTATAGCACTCTAGCAGAACCTTGTGCAACACAAAATTTTTATTGCCCATCAAAGACCTGGTTATATTTCGGACTTGATTTATTTTTGTTGATAGAGTATAATATATAATCTAGTCATTACTTTTTAGGCTAGAACCCATTAATAACCTTTACCAAATCACACCAAAAATGCAAATCGTAAAAATGGATAAAGTGCCGCTTCTAGCTAACGAATTCCTATTCTATCTAGACGCATGGCTTCATTGTTACAAAAATCAAATTGATCTTAACCGAATCCAACGAAAGAACTGGCAAGTATGGCAAATTGTAGACTAAACTAGTGTGTGATTTGAGCAATCCACCAAGGAGGCTCAAATGAAAAAGTTTTTTGTTGTGTTGTGTGGCGCAGTGCTAATTTCTGCTGCTGGGGCAAAGCCCACGGATCCAGAAACACAGTGCTTGGCCCGTAATGTTTACCACGAAGCTCGTGGTGAATCTTGGCAGGGTAAGATGGCAGTGGCTATAACTACCATAAATCGTACTAATCACTGGCAGTTTCCTAAAACTATTTGTAAAGTAGTTTATCAACCCGGACAGTTTCACTGGACTAGAAACAAACATCTTAGGATAACTGATATACCGGCTTGGAATGATAGCATCCTAGTAGCACTTATTGCACAAGAGTTTGCACATGAGTATGCAAAACACTTTCCTGCACTATACTTTCACAATCACACAGTTCGTCCACGTTGGCAACACCGCAAGCTGGCTACTATAGGTCGGCACACATTTTACCACTAAAATGAGCAATATAAAAGCTACTATTATCAGGGACAGTGTATATACTCCCACTAAGTCCAGAATTACTACATTTGAAATTGAGTACCCACGCTTTATCCTAGCTGAGTTTAATACTCACCGTATGCTATCGCGCAATACAGCTAGTTCGCGTGCAATTCCTGTACAAAAAATGCACGAACACATTCGTGATAACACTGCGGTTCCTGTGGTTTGGGGTCAAAATAAAGCAGGCATGCAAGCAGATGAAGAAATACTGCCAGATATGCAAAACTATGCTAGGCTAACTTGGATGGAAGCTCGAGATAGTGCTATTCGCTACAGCAGGTTACTAGCAGATTTTGATGTACACAAGCAGATTACTAACCGGCTCACAGAGCCATTTCAAATTGTTAAAACTGTAGTAACTGCGACGGAGTGGGAAAACTTCTTCTGGCTACGAGACCATGAGATGGCACAGCCTGAGTTTAAGGAACTTGCCCATCAAATGCATGAACTGTACCGCGCATCACAACCTCAAGCACTACAACCGGACGAATGGCACCTACCCTATGTTCGTACAACTCGTGCTGCTAATCATACGCAGATGTTTATTGATGAACAAACAGGCCTAGAAATCAAGCTGGCCGACGCTATCAAGATTAGTGCTAGTTGTTGTGCACAGGTAAGCTATCGCAAGCAGGATACCTCACTAGACAAAGCTATTCGTATCTATGATCAATTAGTAGAATCTAAACCCGCACACGCTAGTCCAGTTGAACATCAGGCTACTCCTATTACGCAGTGGGATACCCTAGAGCGTATTGGTGTATCGCATCAGGATCGATATGGTCAGCTATGGTCGGGCAACTTCTGCGGTTGGGTTCAATACCGCAAACTTATTCCAGGAGAAGCAAAGTGGTAAAAAATATTGGATTTAATTTATTAGCCCTATTACTTTTTCTACCACTACTAGTAGGCGTGGTTGATTTGTGGGCACTAATTATGCTGGACACTACATTTATTGTGGAATGGGATTCTCAAAAGTTTACGGGTGCTTGGTTGCTTAGCATTGCTGGTGTTTTTGTTAAAATTGCACATACCTGGAGTAAGGCATAATGAGAACCCACTATTGGTCGTGTACACCACTAGCGGACAGGATTCGTGGTACACTTAAGCCCACAGCCTTGGGCTGGGACGAGTGGGAAGGCTGGAAGGTAGAAGCTAAGCAAAAACATCCCCTACGCTACTGGATTGCCGAAACACTTCTAGATAAGGTACAAGCCACCATCCACTGGGTTCCGGATCGGATTGATAGCCTAGTATACTGGGTGTACACTCGCTGGCAGAGACCAACACACGTGCTCAGATCACACAAGGAACACATCCGGCCCGGAACAGGCTGGGACTTCTGTGATCGTCTCCTACCCTGTGTAATGAGTGAGCTGGTCGACTTTGTAGAGATTGATAAAGCACTGGATCAAGTTCGCTGGGATCGGGAGGCCGGTAAACGGTATCAGGCACCGTGGTGGTTGTTCAAGTGGCCATACCCTCGTGGCTGGCGGTGTCCCAAAGCAGGTCTTGACTACCTAGACTGGGAGATCCAACTGGGTTCGGAGAGTCCAGATCAAGCTCACGCTGCACAAGAGCTTAAAGAACTCTACCTTTGGTGGACTCAGGCGCGACCCAACCGGCCTGATCCCTACGAGGTCACCGGCTGGAACAAATGGTCGGCAAGTCAAAAGGGGCTAGGCTTTACTAGTCGTGAGTTTGATCCTGATACCAAGGCTCAAGTTGAACAAATGCTAGACGAGCTTAACAGGCTAGAGATGGCCTATCTAGCCGAAGATAAGCAGCAGCTTCATCGTGTAGTTGATATTTACAGGAGACTGTGGTGAACATAGTACTATATACCCGAGACTTTGAGCCTATCACAATCCTTGACCTGCCCACTTGGTTAATCGAACAAATGGAAAAACAGGGCCGAGTACGGGTAGCGGTACAAGAGCCGGCCACTACCCAGTGGATGACAGATGCAGACTCCAGCACCCCCCACCAGCCAAAAACTGTGGTCCTAGAGTGCTACAGGCTGCGCTGGAGTGACGGCTCTCAAAAACCTATTATTGTTACCCAAGACGACGAGCTAGCACTTACCCTTAGACCCGACTGGCTGCCAGGACAACGTGCTAGTATCAACAACTACAAGCAAACTATTAATAACCTTGTTTATATGCTTAAAAAGGCAATGAATCGCAATGACTGAAAAACTTACTTGGAAGATCCTACTTGGCAACACTTGGATTCTGGTAGATACCATGAACCGTATTCAAGCACAGGTAATGCGACCTGGTGTGCATAGTAGGGACTGGATTGCTATGGCTGAGGGTCGTAGCCTAGGCCGATTCCTAAACCCGGATGAAGGCAAACTCCTAGTAGAACAAACCTTAGGAATTCGCACTTGATTGTGTGCGACTAACTGTGTATAATATATTCTTTGCAAAATTAAAAAAGGCAATGACTACAATGTTTTTCTGCGTTAATCCACAGTGTCAAGATGATGTGCCCCGTGAGCGGTATCTCCACATTAGTAAACTGTGCATGGTGTGTGGTGAAAAACGAGCACGCCAACAAACACACTGCGTAGTTCCGCTCGCTAAAGGTGCTTATCAGCCTATTATTAATCCCGAACTGCTCAAGGGTCTTGGCAAGTATCACAACATGGAAACGGTATGAACGAAGAAAATAAAACCCTGGTACACTGGACAGTAGTAGGTATGTTTGTGCTGGTCACACTAGCCTATGTAGCAAACACCATCAAATACCACCTAGACCCACACCAAGACTGCTTTACCCGCGGCGGTGTAGTAATCAAAACTCAACATGGATGGCACTGCAGTGAACAATCAAGTTCAGCATATAAGTGAAGGGGTTTGGGACCTGTGGGTTAAATCTCAACTAGCGGCCCCAATTAATACCAGTCCAGTAGAATGGTTTGTTACACAACTAGTAGAACAGGTTGACCAAATTCTTGCCAACAGCTATGGTGGACCGCTTCCACAATGTGCCGAGGCTATTGAGCTAGCCCGGTTGAGGGTAAAGGAGTGGGCATATCGTGGGTAATTACTACATAAACGAACATGGGCAGGTTGGGGTACTAGTCACACACCGGTACGGTAGTGGTTGGTTTACCTACCACTGGATCTGGCGACTATGTGTGGATGCCGAGTTGTGTAGAGCTGTTGATGAAGAGGACTGGGAACTTGCGCTACAACTAGCCAAGGATATTGCTGAAAATGAAGGCACCGTATTCCTAGATACAACTACAGTAGCCGACATGCAACAACTCGAAGTCTGCTGGACCGACCGGCGTCGTAAGTTCTTTGTACAAGAGTATGATGGCCTAGAGTGTGTAGTCTACAAAGACGACATTAGCTGGATTCAGCTGTAAAACACCACCGGGGCATTCACCACAATTATTTTTGTGTTGAATGCCCTTTTTGTTTGTGCTATAATATTATATAATTTGAGAAAAGGACAAACCATGACGCCGCAAGAACAGTGGAGTTATAAGCAGAGGTGGATTCCCCAAGCGTATCAAGCTCCATTTCACAGCGATTTACTGTGGCAAGTAAAACATTGGCTACGGGCCAATGTTCCACAACACCAGTGGCACATTCGTGAGTGGACCAACGTCTACGAACATACTGTGTGGTTTAAATGTCTAATCCACAAACACCAATTTGAGGCATACTTTGGTGACTAAAACCATAATTAACCCTTGTTCGCCCAACAACCACACTGGCCAAAAGCTTTTTCACTACAACGGCTTAGGCTGGTCTTGGTGGTGGTGTCAAAGGTGTGGTAGGCGATTTGATATTATAGACCCCTATGGCGAACAACTTCCAGACGACGAGGCAAATGATGCACCAGACAAACACCACAAATCCTATCGACTTTCCACACCATCCATTTGAAGATCTGTTATATAGTAGTGGCCTCATCGCCCAAGGTGGCTGGGATGAGCTGGACCCCTACCAGCAGGAGTGTGTTAAACACCTAGTACAACTCACAGCTCGTGACTGTGCTACCCAACTGGCCATGCTACCTATGCAACACCTAGAAGAACCACAAGCTACTGTAGAACTAAATGCTATCAGCGATTGTATCCGTACTATCCTAGAGAGGTATCACTATGTGGGATGATAACTATAAAAAACCTGATTTCGATAATAACCTATGGCGAACCCAAATCACCGAAACTATTTACACCATTCAACTACACGAGCTGGAGCAAGTTCTCCAACTACTAGAGTCCGGCCAGATTGGTAAAGCCTATGACCAACTGTACCAGATTGTATATCCCCCTAACTTTAATGTGAGCGCACCATGACTCCTAAAATTGTCCCCGTACTAGACCAGTGCATTGAAACCGGCATTCAGCTGGGCTGGCAACGTGCACATAAGCATACAAGCAACCCCAGCCAAGACGAGATCCACACCCAGATCTACCAAGCCGTCTGGGCAGAATTGGATGCATGGTTTAACTTCGAGGACCAACCCAATGAATAACCACCCACAACTTATCGAAGTCCTTAACCACAATACGTGGTGGGTCAAGAACCTGGACCACGAACCTGTCAACACCGAACAGGTTAGGCTTTATTTTAACCAGCTATTCCCCGGCAAAGAAGTCTACGTATTTACCAGCACTCCACTATACACAGATTGCTATGTCAGGGTGGAACACGACTGATAACTACCACCTCAACTAAAAATACGCTTGCAAAACACAAAAAAGTATGATATAATATTGTTATATCTAAAGAGATTAAACAATTGGTGATTAAACCCTAGTTTAAAACAACTGCACCAAGCTGTGCAGGACCAGGCGACGTTTCGCGAGGGCCCCTGAGTACCAGCAAGCCTAGTGCAGTTGTTGTAAGAACTAGAGGTGTTAATCACTACCAACTTTATAAGTTGGAGAATTGTTTTCTTTTATACAAATTATAATAAATTTTTATACCCCAATTTTTACGCTAAAACTCGATGCAAAAACTAAATAAACTGGAAGCAATTCCACTCCATGAAATTGCCAACCAGGTCGACCCTAAACTGCTGGAGGTTTGGGTGGCCGAACAACAACTCCAGACCAAAGAGGAGTGGTTGTGGCCTCAGATTCTAGCACACTACAATCGCTGGAATCTTATCCTAGACCCTCAAGGTAGGGTAGACATTCCTAAAACACTCCGTATCAACATTTGCAGCGATTGGGAGCTGGGCTTGTGGAGGCTAGTTAATCGAGTAAATCGCAGCCACCTGATCAAACGTCAAAGCCATCCCAGCTCTGTCAACTGGAGTAGTCTAGCTCCTACTATCCTACTAGCACAACGTCGAGATCGGGGAGTTCCATACCAGAGCTGGCCGCTGGAAGGCTTGGATCGTGTGATTAGTAAAGAACTTTACGAATGTTTGCTGTGGGCTAGCCATAACCCACACTTCCGCGATTTAGGGTCACAAGAGCTCATCGAAATTCGCCAGCAGGGGTTGCTGTACAAAACTGGACAAAAACAAGGTCAGTATAAAAGTGCGCTTACAACTTGGCAGCTTACTGGACTACCCACTCCATGGCGTGAGATTCCTCGTCTGGCGATTACAATGTTGACACAAATCTGGGTTTGCCATCCACAGCTACGAACACAATACTTAATCCTAGACCCCTGGCAGTGGGATCGTATGCCACCGCCGCTCCTACCCGACGAGATTTTTTCGGTTGTGGCGACTGAGGGTCCAAAACACGTTAAAGTCGCAGATATGCCATGGGACGACTAACAACATGAAATATACTAAAGAAATCACTGACCGTCTAGTGCAAAGATACCGAGAAGGTGTCCCAGTAGAGGAGCTTGCCCAAGAGCTCCAGGTGCCAACTCGTAGCATAATTGCCAAGCTCAGCTCCCTCGAGGTGTACCAGAAAAAACAGTACCTAAACAAACGCGGTGAGGTCCCGGTTAAGAAGTCAGAATACATCGAACGAATCGCCCTACTGCTCAACATGAACCTTGAACTGCTCGAAAGTCTGGAAAAGGTCAATAAAGGTGTGCTTGAGGTCATAGAACGGGAATTAAGTAGGAATAACCGACCCTAAACCGTATAAAGTGAAAAAACCCCCAAAGCTGTGGAAGCCTTGGGGGTTTTTGTTTTGTGAGCACAACTTGTACCGACTTGCCGCGGCTTAGGGTCAGAACCCCAACAAATCTGCTCTTGACACATATAGCTTTAGCACTGTATAATATTGGCGCCCTACCGCAAATAAAAAAGCCCACCAGTTTGCACTGGTGGGCTCGGTTCCTGACCCTAAACCGTAGTCTGCTGGGCATGGGGCACCAGTTTTCGGGTTTGGGTTTCGCTCTTGGTGAGCTCATCAGAGGAATAGGGGGAAAAGCAGCAACGATGGTTGAGATTGCCGCGGTTTAGGGTCTGGTTGATTTCCGTGAGTGCGTTCCCCAGAATTTACTGCTTCCAGGTACTGAGACATTAGGGACCGATCAGAGCCAGACATCATAAAACTACAGACCAATATTACCATCTGCTAGCAGTAACTAACTGCTGCCTTTCTGAAGGGATAGTTTGGGAATCAAACTTGAGTCTCGTACTTAGGTTATCGACACTTGTAGTTGGCTAAGTGGACTCTGTTTGTGCGCGTTATCGCCCTTCCCAAACTATAATAATATTATACACTGTTTGAGTGGGGGCTGCAAGAGTAAATTTTTGCAGCCCCCGGTTGATCAGGCTTTGAGCACTTCGACCAGGCGGGTCAAAACATCCTGATTTGCTTTTTCCAGCGATTCAAACTGTTCACTATTCCGATCACACACCTTAGCAATGCGCTCGACCAGCTCAGCTTTGGTAACCCGGGCCGCCTGTGTAGTCCGGGTCTTCGCTACGTACACACCCTCGCGCGAAAGTTTAGCAACCACACTACGCACACTTTTACCAACCTGCTCAGCCAGTTGCTCAACACTTACACCTTGCTGATACTTCTGGACCAGTTCCTGAACTTGTTCAGGGGTATAGTTCATTACTTTGTCAGTCATTTGGGTTCTCCAATCAATCAATATAAATATTATACAGGGATTAGGCTTGGGAATCAAGTCAAGATTTTTTAGGCTTCAACCAGTCAGGTAAATCGCCTACGGTATCCGGTGGCACAAATTTGTTCATGTTGTTCCTTTAATCGCTGACTCAATATAAATATTATACATGGCTTAGCGGTCGCGGGCAAGACTAGATTTTTCGATTTGCCACTTTAGCACTGGCGCAGGAAGACCAAGTTTTTGCACTTGCCAAGGTTTTGCACTGGCGCACGCGCAAGATTTTGCACTTGCCAAGGTTTTGCACTGGCGCAACCTGCCCTGGAGGTTAGTAAGTGCTCACTAACTTGGTCCGGTTAGTAAGTGCTCACTAACTTGGTCCGGTTAGTAAGTGCTCACTTCGCTAGGCTGGCACGAATCTTGCTAGTGGCACGAATTTTGCTTGGTGCGAATGAGAATCATTCTCATCTAGGCCTGGCACGAATTTTGCTTTGTGGTAAAAAAGCCACGGTTACAAATTGTTACAATTCTGCGCTTGACACGGGCCGATTTTATATGATAAAATCGGCGCCAGCGCCTGGCACAGTTTTTGCCTTAGCAAGAACTGTGCCAGGCTGGGCCGGGCCGAAAAAAAGCCCCGACCGGAGTCGGGGCTGGCACAATCCTTGCCTAGTTAGATAGGCTTGGAATTGGCAAGCGCATCAAAAATCGCCTTCAGCGCGCGCTTGTTCGCTTTGGTAAGCGAGTCGGTATCAGCTTCGCTCAGGTTCAGAATTCGACCGATAGCATCCGCAGTCATATCCTTTTTCTGAACGGGTTCGCCGGTTTTCGTGGTATAAACCTTTTTCTGGTAAACACCCTCGCGCGACAATTTTGCCACAATCGAACGAACCGATTTGCCGAGATTTTCGGCAATGCTTTCCACGGTAACACCCGCGAGATAATCCGCGACAACCTGCGCGGTTTGCTCGGGAGTGTAGTTCACGGCTTTTTCTGCCATTTTGCTACCCTTCACAGTTTTGGCAAGCGCCCCATGCACCCGCCACAGAAAAGATTCTACACGAAAATCTAGCCCTGCGCCCTGGGCAAGCGATTGTATTTTTTAATCGACTAGGCGACCCCGATAGAAAAATATTTTGTAGAAAACCCTTGACACGGGCAAATTTTATATGATAAAATTTGGCGCCAGCAAGGTGTGATGTTATAACATCACACGGGTGTGATGTTATAACATCACATAGGCCTGGCAAAGTAAAACCCCTTTCGGGGTTTTATTTATTTATTGAATCCTGCAATATTAACCTGATAATGTCGCCGGAAATATTTTCGCCACCGATCAAAATAACCTGATGGAGAATGATTTACTGGAAGATTATTTTCAGATTGCCAAGCGTGAATATATTCATGCACAATGGTTGCAAATAATTCCATGGGATTCCAGATTTCAGCGCGTGAAACTTGGATTAGGTGATAATCGAATTCATCTTCCCATAATCCTACACAATAAACACCGCCGAGATTTATAGTCTTGCAAACCTGTAAAACTACGGGTTTGCGGATTTGAATTTCGGTTTCCGCAATTCGCTGGAATAGTTCAATGTCTGATTTGTGAAACTTCATTTTCTGGTATCCTCAATTTTGAAAAAAATCATTACCGCAAGGCAAAGCGAATTAAATAGATAATTGCCCAGCAAAATCCAGTCTTGTTTAGGCCAAATATAAATAATGGTGAATATCTCGCCAATTGCCCAAAGGATTAAAAACATCCACGACAAACCCTCAGCGGATCGTTTACGGTAGCATTCGACAACCTGTGGAATTGCACAGGTTGCAAATGCAACCGATCCGATAATACCGATTGCATCCGACATAATTAAATTGCCTTAAAGTGATTTTTGACCTGAAAATCGTACCATGTATGCGCTTTAAGATTATCGCGCCATTGTTTGCGCTTGATAATACTGGTCAGGATGGGCAATTCAAAATCGCGCGCATCCTCGATAGCGGTATGGGGTTCAATCTTAAATTCACCCTGAATAAATCCGCATACTGCCTCAGCGGTAGTCTTAAAAGACATATTACCCTTATCAGTCGGCGGATTAAATAAGTGATTCTCTAAACAGAATTGACGATATTTGCGAGTTCCGCAAATATTACCGATTGCCGCTTGCCACAGGCAAAACCGATCCGTGAATAGGTCAAGATCAATCGCAGTATTGCGACATTTACCCTCATCAAAGTTTAGATTATATGCCGTGAGAATAGGATTATATTTGCCTACCGCAAGCGCAAGCCAGCGATTAATTGCCGCAACTGATGCAAGCATACGCGCGCCAGAATCTAGCATGGCGACATATTGTGCTTCACGTTTACGCAAACCCGCAAAACCCCAAATATCTGATTTGTTTTTGTCGTGGAATAGAGTCTTATCCCCATATTCACCGCGAACCAGAACAGCACATTGTGTGAAAATCTTACCCTCACGATCAACAATTACCGCGCCAAAATCGGCCACGGTATCATTAATCGTTGTCTCAGTGTCAACGATACAAAAAAACTGCTTGCGAGCCATCATCTACCCTTTACCGGAAAGCGCCGGAAATCGCGCGCGGCAATTGCCACACCCAGATTCTAGCACAGAATCCAGCCCCATGCAAAAAATTCTAGTGGGGCAAACCCTTGTGTACAAAATACGACACGGGCCAGGTTTTGTTACAATTATTTACAATTTGGTCCTTGACACCGGCCCAATTTTAATAGTAAAATTGGCGCCAGCATGGTGTGATGTTATAACATAACATTGTTTCATGTGAAACAATGTTATGTTATAACATCACATGGCCTGGGCAAAATAATAGGGGCGTATGCCCCTATCGTCCTTCAACCCATTGCCACATTACGGGTTCCTCCTCAAGGTATTCGCGCGCCCTGTATCGAGAGGTTGTTACCAGATGACCGACCAGTAGGAAGCAAAAGGCAGTTTTCATTAGTGTCCCTGCTTGCTTGGAATGTAAACTCCACGGATACCGAAACGGTCGCAGACTGCTTTAAGGTAGTCCACATTATCCTCATAAAAAACAACATCGTCAGTCTGGAAGTTGACAAGGTTGAAAAACTTTGCTAGTCCACCGATTTTGAGGGTTCGACCTGATTGCGTATCGCCCTGTTTACGCGAAACGATATAATCGGGTTCGCCTAGAGTGTCGCGGATAAATTCTCGATCCGGTTCGCCTAGTACGCGCGCAGTCGCAATTATGGTATACGTTTCAGGATCGTCAAGGTCTTGCCAGTATTCTTCGACCAGCGGTAAGAGTGAATCGTCAAGCGCGCGGTATTCATTCTCGCGCCAGTAGTCTAGGTCGATACGCTCGCCACGCTCATCGATGACGGTCCGGTAACGATGCAGCGAGCATACAATGGTTCCGTCCATGTCGTAAATTCTAACGCGCTTGATTGCCATTATTTTAATTCCATTGTGTGAAAGGGTTTCGGTTCATACCCTAGAGTATACATGATTTCCTGCCATGGTTTGCCGTGATGCCGCTTATATTTTCGCCATCCGTTCAGGCAGTAGTCGATATAATGTGCAGTCTCATGGGTGAGAATTTGCCCCATCATTTCACGCCGGTATTCGCGCAAGTATGGGCCGCTGAGGGTAATCTCGCCAGTCTCCACAATGCACAAGCCAGCGGTACGGGTTAGCCGTTCCGAGATTTTGAAGGTTGGCGGGTTGTGCAATTCCAGTTCCGGCCAAATCCGGCAAGCATCTTGCCAAGGTTTTAAGAGCGGGTTTGAGTTCATGAGTAAGATAGTACAGGAAAATCGCGCCTAGTGCAAGCCAGGTGCCATTGTATTTTTCTATCGACACGCTCACGCCCATAGAAAAATTTTTTTGCAAAAACCCTTGACACCCGCCAATTTTATATGATAAAATTGGCGCCCAGGTGTTGCGTTTCCGCAACACCTGGGTTTACCCTAGTTTACGTCACCCTTGACAAATCGCAAAAAGTTCAGAGCAACTTCCAGCGTAGTCTCTCCGGGCATACGGGGAAACGAAACCGTTTCACCCTGAAAAGCCCGTTCCATTGCCAGAATCTCACCCTTGATCGGGTCATAGGCATCGAAGTCTGCACAATAGGCAACTGCGATTTTAACCCAGTTCACGGAATTCCGGCTCCATGATTCAGGCACACTGGGACGAACCGCGACGGTAATTCCGTCCTCAACATCATAAACCAGCGAGCCACCTTCTCCCTCAAGGTCGGACAGAAGATTACGCCGTAAAACTTGATCCCATTTTTTCATGATAAACCCTTTCAAGGTTAAGTTTCAGAGCCAGACCAAAACAAATTCTTCGTCGTAAGATACAGGCAAATCAGGAAAGTTATGCTCATCGAGCCAATCGTGTATATAGTACACAAATTCCTGAGCATCGTGCGTGCTTGAGAACGATACCGCAACAGCCTTGCGATCCTTGTGAAGTGCAAGGTTATCGATGCCAGCCCAAATCGCGCCACATTGCATGGCATGGTCAACTATCATTTGAGGATCGTTCATCATTTTGTTGCCTTGTGTTTTGTCCATGTAGAGAATTATACAGGTTTTTGGGGATTGTGCAACCCAGGGCATATAAGGAAAACCCTAATGACCAAAAAACCACGCTGTTACAAATTGTTACAATTAAATGCTTGACACGGGCCAAAATTATATGATATAATTTTGGCGCCAGCGTGTTGTAAAAATACAACACGCTCCCAGGCCTCGGGGCTTGCGCCCCGAGCCGTAGTGTGCTACGCCTTGCTGCGGATAAACTCCGCAATCGCAGCAAGCGCGCGCTTGTTTGCTTTGGCAAGTGAATCGGTATCCCCTTCTGAAAGGTTCAGTGCCTTGCCGATCATATCAGCGTGCTCATCCTTTTTGACGGGAGCCTCGCCCGTTTTGGTTGTGTATTCCTTTTTCTGGTATACACCCTCGCGGGACAGTTTAGCAACAATCGACCGAACCGATTTGCCCATTGCCTTGGCAATATCCTCAACCTGTACCCCAGCCTTGTAATCGGCCACAAGTTTAAGGGTTTGTTCCGAAGTGTAGTTCGCAGTCTTTTCAGCCATGATTTATTCCCCTTTGTCAATAAATGAAATTCCAAGCAAGCCAGCAGCAAAGCCAGCAAGTGCCAGCATTACGCTGGTAAGCCAGTATACCACAGAACCAGTCGCGGGTATCTGGTCAAGCCCGCCGGCTACGCCGGCAAGCAACACAATCCCAAAAAACACAAGCCCAAAACCTAACGCGCTTTTCATATTAGCCTCAATAAAGATTGTAATTCATAACGTGGAAGATACGGCAACCCTTGTGCATTGCCTTGACAAGCCCGCAAGCATCTTGCTCGCTTTGAGCCTGTAGTGTAACAGAACCTTGCTTGCCTTGCAAGTAGTAACTGATTGTATAGGTGTTCCGCATTGTGCTTCCAGGGTTGTGTGCTTCGATGTGTTTAATTATACAGGGTTGAAAATTTTGTGCAAGCATTGAATTGTAACAATTTGTAACAGCGCCAGGCCTTGTGATGTTATAACGTAACAGGGGCGGTTTTTTGACTTGACAAACCAAAAAATCTGAGCGCCCACCCACGCGTGTAACACCAAGGAAAATTTACCCATTGACCCTAAACCGCTAAACGTGTTACACTTTAAAAAACTACAGGATCACCATGAACCAACTACCCACCGACACCATCAACATAAGCCCCGAATTATTGGAGGTGGCTAATCTCTACCTAGAACACCAAAACACCCAGGAGGTAGCCACTGTCCTCCAGCTAGAACCCCACGACGTTGCCCAGATCCTAAAGCGTCCAGATGTGAAATCCTACATTAACCAGGTATTCTTCGACTTAGGCTTCAACAACCGGTTTCGTATGCGCCGTGCCATGGACGCACTTATTAGTCAAAAGTTTCAGGAGCTGGAGGAGTCGCAAACGGGCAGCACCAAAGACATATCGGAACTACTTGCACTCTCACACAAAATGAGCATGGAATTGCTAGACCGTGAGATTCAGCTGGAGAAATTACGGCAAGGTGGGCCTAAAAATCAGGTTAATGTGCAGATCAACGAGGGCGGTGACGGTACACGATATGGCCAGCTAATCCAGAAATTGCTGGGAGACAAACTTGCTTAAGGTGTCGAGACCCGATGTAGAGTGGGACGGCATTCAAGAATTCGACCCACATACCCGTTTTATTAAACTACCAATCGAAAACTATCTTAAGCTCATCGGAGCTTGGGATCAGCTAAACCGCGCGCAGCTGGCACTAATCAATGCGGTCAACAATCCACAATACCGTTTTGTTGTAGCCGCACTAGCACGCCGTCTAGGCAAAACCTATATTGCAAATATCATTGCGCAACTAGTAAGCCTAGTGCCAAACTGCAATGTCCTAGTGATCAGTCCCAACTATAATCTGTCCAGCATTAGTTTTGAACTGCAACGCAGGTTTATCAAACACTTTGAGTTGGAGGTGGAGCGGGATAACCTAAAGGACCGGGTAATTGAGCTGAGCAACGGGTCTACAGTCAGGATGGGTTCGCTGTCCACAGTAGATAGCACAGTTGGTAGATCGTACCAGCTTATACTCTTTGACGAGGCTGCCTTAGGCGACGGCGGTGAGGAGGCATTTAATATCCAGCTGCGTCCGACCCTAGACCGGGTAGATGCTAAAGCTATATTTATCTCCACACCTCGTGGCAAGCAAAACTGGTTCTCCCGATTCTGGGATCGTGGGTTCTCGGCAGAATTTCCGGAGTGGTGTTCACTCTGGGCAGATTATGAAGAAAATCCCAGGATGAGCCCTAAAGATATTGAAGAAGCCCGCAGGTCTATGAGCAAGCAGGAGTTTGAGCAGGAATACCTTGCGTCATTCACTACATTTGAGGGTCAGATTTATGAGTTACGGGATGATAACATCGTGCCTTGGGACCCCAAACTGCAGCTGGATCAGAGTACTCAGTTTATTGCGGGCTGCGACCCGGGATACCGAGACCCCACAGCCTTCCTAGTAGTAGCCTACCTGCCGGATCCACGTGATGCAGGCGAGGATAGGTTCTGGGTTATACGTGAGTACGAGGAGGCCGAGCAGACTACCCAGTATCATGCCCAACAGATTAAAAACATGGCAGACGAGTTCCAGATTGAACTAATCTTTATAGATAGTGCGGCAGCACAGTTTGCTCAAGACCTTGCCTACCAGTATGATATTCCGACTGTGCGTGCTCGTAAAGATGTACTTCCCGGCATCGCGTACGTGCAAACCCTAGTCGCACAGGGTAAGCTATGGGTAGATCCGGGCTGTACCAAGACCGTAGAGGCACTCAACCAGTACAAGTGGGATGATCGCGAGGGGCTTACACGTGAGAAGCCTAAGCATGATCGGTACTCTCACCTTATGGATGCGCTCCGCTACTGCTTATACTCGTTTACTAGATAATAATTATAACATAACTAGAAGGATTACACAAGTGAAAAAATTTATTCTTGTTGCGGGATTGGTTTCCAGCGCGGCAGTGGCCCAAGATTTTGGGTATGTACAAACTCCTGTACTATGTGGCCCTTTTAGTCGGTTCTTAGAGGTAGTAGGTGACAAAGATATTGCTGAGCAACCATGGTGGCGTGGGCAAAATTTGGAGGCCAACTCTAGTTATCTTATATTTAAAAACCCTAAAACTGATGCTTGGACGCTAGTTATAGTACATAAAAGTACAGCATGTTTACTAGGAGTAGGTACTGTAAGTGAAACGTACACTACCCCCAAGACTGAAAATGTGCATTGACTTATAGCTGCCCCGGTGGTATAATACTAACATTATGGCAAAAAATACTCAAAAACGTATACCTGTAAAATGGATCCGAGACCGTGCCAAGGGTGCTTACCAAAAGCAATCCACTTGCTGGGTTTGTGGAACCAACCAAGACCTTGAACTACACCATACCCACAGTATTACCCTACTCCTTGAACGCTGGTGCCAACAACTGGGCATCGAGCTGGATACGGATGATGAGGTACTTAGGGTACGGGATCAGTTCATTAGTGAGCATCACCGTGAGCTGTACGAACTAGTGTACACACTATGTAATCCACACCACGTTCGCTTACACCAGATATTTGGCAAAGCGCCTGGTCTGGGTACTGCTCAAAAACAGCAGCATTGGTTGGAACTGCAGCGTCAGAAACAGAGTGGTGAAGTTTTCCAGCAGCCTACGTGGGGATCTCCGTTTAGTGAGTTTACCAGTGGAGATAGCCGTGGGAATAAAACAATTTTTTAGTGACTTGCGCTGGAAACTCAATCCTGCGCAGGTTAGAATAGCACAAGAAGAGGGTACCATGATTGGTACCACTGCGCCCCTTACCTATCAGCAAGCGTTTAAGCGTGTTGAAATGGTTAACCGCGGCGTTAACTTAATTGTAAGTGCTTGTGCGGGTTTAGACTATGACGTCAAGGATAAGTTGTACGAGGGTGTGGTTGTAGGTACTCGTCAAAAGTCCCTAGCTACCATGCTAAACTACAGACCTAACCCCTACCAATCGGCACAAGATTTTCGTAAAAACATATTTACCGACTATTTACTAGAAGGCAATGTGTTTGTACACTACGACGGTACGTTTCTCTACCACCTGCCCGCTTCGCGTGTAGAAATACTCACCGATGAAAAGACATTTATCAAAGGCTACCGTTACAACGGATTGGTAGACTTTCGGGAAGGGGAGGTATTTTCACTCAAAGACCTGAGTAGTGATAGTATTTACCGGGGATCTAGCAGGTTGGAAAGTGCGCAGCGTTCGATTCGGACCTTGTACAACATGGAACAGTTTCAGGATGCGTTCTTTGAAAACGGTGCTGTGTTTGGCATGGTGCTTACAACCGAGAATACTTTGAGCACTATTGCCAAAGAGCGTACTATACAGTACTGGCAGCAAAAGTACAACCCTAAAGTGGGTGGTCGTCGTCCGGTTATCTTGGACAGTGGTTTAAAGCCACAAAAGATCACAGACACCAGTTTTAAAGAAATGGACTTTGATCAATCGATCAAGACTCATCAAGAAAAGATCCTGCAAGCCTTAGGCGTTCCGCCTATCTTGCTCATGGGTGGCAACAATGCCAACATTGCTCCTAACTTGCGCTTATTTTACCTAGAAACTGTGATGCCTATTGCCAAGTCCTGGGTAAGTGCAGTAGAACGGTACTTTGGATATGACGTGGAAGCAATCACACAAACGGTATCGGCCCTACAACCAGACATTAAAGATATTGCCAGCTACCATAGTACACTGGTCAACGGCGGTATTATAACACCTAACGAAGCTCGTCAGGAACTCCGCTATGATCGCATAGACGGAGCCGACGAGATAAGAATTCCAGCTAACATTGCTGGTAGTGCAGCAAATCCATCCCAAGGGGGTAGGCCCCAGGGTGGAAATGAATAGAGGAAATTATGGTAGACAAAAATAAGATCCTGTACTTTAACAGTGTCTTTACTAAAGCTGAGCCGCTACCAGCAGAACCAGACGTAATTGAGATTAGTGGATATGCATCAACTGTGGATGTTGACAGACACGGCGATGTAATCCCCACCTCAGTTTGGGAAAGAGGCTTAGAGAACTACATAAAAAATCCTGTTATCCTAGCATTTCATGACCATACTCAACCAGTTGGTCGTATGACTGAGCACAAAGTAGATGCAAAAGGATTATGGATTAAAGCTAGGATCTCAAAAGCTGCTGAAAAAGTATACCAGCTTATCAAAGACGAAGTTTTAACAGCATTTTCAGTTGGATTTAGAATTAAAGATGCGGAATATAATACAGCCGCAGAAGTTTTCCTAGTCAAAGACTTAGAATTACATGAAATTTCGGTAGTTTCGGTACCAGCAAATCAAAACACACTTTTTAATCTTTCAAAATCGTTTAACTCCGTTACGGAGTATCGTGAATTTATCGCGCAATTTGCACCCCAAAGCGAGTCAGCTAAAGGGCTAGACACCACTAGGCAAGCAAAGAGCACAACCAAAGAGGAATTGGACATGACTCCAGAAGAATTAAAGCAATTACTAGCCCAAACAGCTCAAGACGCTGCACAGCAAGCTGCTAAGGCTATCAAAGAAGAACAAGCTCGTGTAGAAGCTGAGAAAGCTGCTCGTGAACAAGCAGAAGCTGAGCTACAAGCACGTATCAAAGCAGCTGTTGCTGCTGTAACTCCTACTGAAACTGGTGCAGAAAAGCTACTAGCCGAAGTAGAGAAGCGCTTCCAAGAACAAGCAGAAAGCACCAAGAGTGTTATCACTGGCCTAGAAGCTGCCCTAAAAGAAAAAGCACAAGAGCTAGAAGCTATTCAGAAAAGCAAGATGCAATTCGTTGATGGCAAACAAGGCGAAATGAGCTATGCCGACAAAGAGAAAGCAGTTCTCTTAGCCAAGATGAGCGGCAAAGCAATCGACCAGACACGTCTAGGTCGTGAACTAGTTCAAAAGTACGGTGGTACAGGTCAAAGCCCTCACCAGCCAAGCGCAACTTGGGAACTAGAAGTTAGCCTAGCAATGGAAAACGAAGTTCGCCGTCGCCTAGTTGTTGCTCCTACCCTACGTAGTATTGCAATGCAAACTAACGTAATGACTATTCCTGTTAACCCCGAAGCAGGTGTTGCAAGTTGGGTTCAGAATAGCCAGTTTGGTGCCTCAGCTTCAGCTGGTAATACTGCTGTTCACGCTCTTAAAGAGATCACTCTTAACGCATACAAAGTTGCTACCAACGAGTATGTAGCCTTCGAAGAAGAAGAAGATGCTCTAATAGCAATTATGCCTGTTATCCGTGACGCAATGGTTCGCCGTGTTGCTCGTGCTGTTGATCGCGCAATGCTACGTGGTGCCGGTGCTGGTGCAGATCCTGTTAAAGGTCTTGCCACATACGACGAAACAAGCGCAGTTAATCTAGACATTAGCGATAACGCTAAGCTAACAGTTGCACTTCTACGTGCAATGCGTCGTGACCTAGGTGCTTGGGGCTTAGATCCTGCTGAGCTAGTTTATATTGTAAGCACAGACGGTTACTACGATCTCTTAGACGACGATAACTTCCTAACTGTTGATAAAGTTGGCACACAAGCTACTTTACTAACAGGTCAAATCGGTAGCGTTGCTAATACTCCAGTTCTAGTAAGTGCTGAGTTTGCTGATAAAGCCGCTGCTGCTGTTGGAGCAATCTGCTTTGCACCAGGTAACTTCCTAGTTGGTAATCAGCGTGGTCTACGTGTTGACACCGATGACCTAGTTGAAACACAACGTCGCGTAATGGTTGCCAGCCTACGCACTGGCATGACCCAAGTTACTACTAACCTTGGTCAGGGCGTAAGCGCTCTACGTTACGTAGCCTAATTCTCAGGGATGGGAACTAACAGGGCTATAAAGCCCTGTTTCTTGGCTAGATTCTAACGAGTCTAGCCCGGAAACAACAGGAGATAACATGGGATTAAGCCTTTTTACCAGACAAGAATATAAGTCGTACATAGGGATTAATAGCGCAAATTCTGACGGTGAAATTGATAGCTTAATTCCTAAGGTTTCACAGTTTGCAAAAACTTACTGCAAACGCACATTTATAGATTACTATAACGATCCGCTTATCGAGTACAGTACCGGCGGATTTGATCGTATTCTACTACGCGAAACTCCAGTGGTCACAGTAACTAGTGTTCAGCAGAGCAAAGACTACGGTCAAACTTGGACACCACTAGTAAAATTTACAGATTGGGTTGTAGATGGCGACGATATAATAAGCCTACATCCTAGCGGCATATTTGAGAAGTTAATTCGCGGCTATAAGGTTGCCTACTTTGGTGGTTACGAGATTGTGCCAGAAGATTTAAAAGCTGCTTGTATGGATTTACTCACATACTACAAAGACAATGATGCAGCAGTAAAGTCAACTAAAGCTGCTGGTACTAATAATACACAAATTGAATATGTACAAAGTAGTAGCCTGCCAGCACACATTAGACGAGTATTTGATCTCTACATGGCGGATTATGCGTAATGGGTATAGCAAATTTTACAGCAGCACTACAAAGTCAAGTATATAAAAATTGGTTATCTAATCTTGATAAAAATATTGTAACAGCCACCTCAAAGGCTCTTAGAGACCGAGAGCAGGTTAGTCAAAAAACTAGTTTTTATATTACGACTAGCACTGTAAAACAGCTATATAAAACAATAGCCAATATAGACATAGATAACAGTGAAGCTCAAATATTCTTATCAGACTTGTTAAAAGTAACTGCAACAAGCAAAGATACTATTAGTGGAACTCAAATTAATGTAAATGGTGAAACAGCAGTATTTTTTAAAAATATTGGTTTTGACACTATAAGTACAAAAATTACTAATATATTAGATGCTATACCTGAAATACAAGACGCATACTATGAGGCTGAACAAGTATACTATAAAAATGAAATAGAAGCCTTAAAAAATAATCCTAAATATAAATCAAGTACCACAGCAGAAAAAAGAAAGCTAGAAAGAGAAATTGCTGATAAAGCAAAAGAACGAGGTACTTTAGGATATTATTTTAATAAAGGTCACGTAATTAGTGTAGCCACCAATCTAGTACGACAATTCAGAAATCAATTAGCAAAAGTAGATTTTGAAACAAAGGCACAAAGAGATGCTCTATTAGAAGTACTTGATAGTTACATTGATAAATTAGTTCAAGATGACTTAGCTACAGCAAATTTACCAAATGCTGTAGATCAAGAACTTTATGCAGGATATATAAAATCTTCAAATACATACCTAGTTGAGCTTCAACATAGAGTAGGTAATATTCAGTCAGGACGAGCAAGTATTCCTATTATTGATGAATTAAGAAATATATTTAATTTATCAAATCAAGAGTTTGCTACAATAATTAATAAATCTCCTGCTCTGGGTATTACATTAATAAATACTCCAGGATCTCCAAGTTTTATAGACTTAATAGCAAAAGATATAGCAGATACTATTGCTGGCAAAACTCTTAGTAAAAAAGTATATAAGCAACAACCAGTATTAGTTGCTAAAAAGTCAAATAAGATTTCAAAACCAAAGTCTAATAAGCAAAAAATACAGACTTTGACCAATTTAAAAAATAAATTAAAAGCAGCAAAACCTGATACTAAAAAGATAAAAGAAAATTTAATATTAGAAGATTTAGTATCTCAGCGATCCCTAACGGATCTTCAAAATATATTAGCATCACAATTAACTGCTAGAATTCGTCAAAATATGGGAACTGGTAGCAGAACCGATATTTTAAACTACAGAACTGGTAGGTTTGCAGAAAGTGCTAGAGTTGAGCGGATTACTCAAGGCCGTGAAGGCATGATAACTGCATATTATAATTATATGCGATATCCATACGCTACTTTTAGTCAAGGCGGCAGACAGGAGTTTCCTAGATCCAGAGACCCTAAACTGTTAATCTCTAAGTCAATCCGTGAAATCATGCAAGAACAAATGATAACCAAAATGAGGGCCGTACTAGCATGACTAAGCGCACACAGATTACCAAAGCCCTAGTAGAAAAGCTAAAGCTAATAGACGGTACTGCACCATACACTACCAATGTGTATAACAACGCATATGCCAAATTAAAGTTCTGGGACGAAATACAAGATTTTCCTAGTATATATGCAACCCCCGGCAGCGAAACCCGTGAGTACATGCCAGGAGACTTTGCTTGGGGTTTCTTAAATATAGCAATTAAAGCATATGTTCGTAGTGAAGATAACACACAAGAGCAGCTTGAACAATTGCTAGAAGATATAGAACAATGCGTAGATTCTAACAGGGTTCTAATTTATGACACCGAACAAAATCTAGAAACAACAGAAATTCTAGTACAATCAATCACAACTGATGAAGGACTATTAGTACCTTATGGAGTTGGAGAGATTAACTTACAGGTTAGATATCCAATCGTGTAAGAACCCGTGCTAGTATAGCTAAACGCAGATAAATGTCTTGCTACGGCTAGTACTGCACCCAATAACAAGGAAAAAAGATGAGTTATAATTTAATTCGTAACGCTAGAGTGTTTTGGACTAAGAATGTTGGTACAACAACTGGTGTAGTAGCCGCAACTGGGTTCACAGCAGCTAATACTCGTGAAATTCAAGTCTTGGATGGCATGAGCTTTTCACAAAACACTACCACAGAAACAGTTGCCTTAAACGAAGCCGGAGCTACTCCTAGCCGTGGTCAGCGTCAGTTTAATACTGCACTAGATCCAGTTGACTTTTCATTTACTACTTATATGCGTCCACAAGATGCTGGTGCTAATATTACTGCAGAAGAAAGCGTACTATGGGGTGCTATGTTTAGTGCGGACGGTACAGCTTGGAGTGATGCAACATCTGCTGGTACAGTAGTAGCTACCAGTTCAAACGTACACCAACTACAAAAATTTGGCCTAGTTATCGTTCTAGACGCCACAACTTTTGTAATTGATGATTGCGTTGTAAACACAGCTACTGTAGATTTTGGCTTAGATGCAATTGCAAGTATTCAGTGGGCAGGTCAAGGCAAGTTTCTTCGTCAAATTGCTACTCCTACATTTGTAGACGCAGATACTTGGAGCGGTAGTTTAGCAGGCGACTTTAAAACTAAAGTTACAACTGCTCCTTACATAGCTAATAAGCTAAGCGTGGTTACACTTGACAGTGAACTTAGCGGAGGCACAGCTTATACACTAGCACTTACAGGTGGTAGCTTAACAATTACCAATAACATTACTTACTTAACACCTGCTAACTTAGGTGTAGTAAATCAACCTGCTACATACTTTACTGGTACTCGCGGTATTACTGGTACCCTAAACTGCTACTTACGTACAGGTGCTACAAACAGTGCAGGACTAATGAGTGCCCTTTTAACTAGTAGTACTACTGACGTAGACCCTGCTTTCCGTGCTATAATTAAAGTAGGCGGTACAGGAGCAGATCGTGTAGAGTTTGACATGCCAGCTATTGTGCTAAGTATTCCTAGCGTAAATACGGAACAGGTTGTTAGTACAGCCATTACATTTACAGCTCAAGGCAGTGCAAATAGTGCCTTTGATATTGCTAGTGCAAACGAATTAACTGTAAGATATTATACAACTAATGCTTAAATAGTAGTCCACGTACAGGGAGTACATACTCCCTGTATTTTATAAACCAAAGGTAATACATGACTCTTTCCCTAAAATCCCTACTAGTACCCTCAAAACAAGTTGAAGTAGAATATCCCGGAATGCCTGGGTTTTTAATTCAGATTGCATTCTTATCCCGCGAAACACTGCTCAACATTCGTAAAAAGTCTACCAAGACTACATTCAAGAATCGTCAGCCCAACGAAGAATTTAATGAAGATATTTTCCTACAACTATACGTAGAAAATGCTATTAAAGGCTGGACTGGATTTAAGCTACAATACTTAGAACAACTTGCCCCTGTTGATTTAACAGGCCAAGATTTAGAACACGAGCTGAAGTATACTCAAGAAAACGCACTATTCCTAATGAAAAATTCTAGCAATTTTGATGCCTTTATTAGTGAACAGGTAAGCGACCTGGGAAACTTTTCCAAGAGCAATTAGCTCAAACTGAACGTGATATAAAAAATTATATTCAAAATACTAGTGTAGGTATGACTCAAGATCAGTATTTTGAAATGTGCGAACAATTAGGCACAGAACCTAATCCTGATGAAATTCCAGTAGTTTTTGATGATTTTTCTTTAGAAGTTCAAGAAGCTTTTGAAATATACAATCTATTAAAAGATGAATGGGATGGTTTTAATGGTTTATATTTAGGAAAAAATTTAGTTGGCATCACAGAAATATTTAATATTTCTGGCACAGAATCTGAATATAGATATATTATGGTGCTATTAATCAAAATGATTGATAGAATCCGCATACAAGAAACAAACGCAAAAAAAGAAAAACCCGCTAAGTAAAAACTTTTGCGGGTTTTTTTACATCCTAAAATTTTTGGGTTGACACCACAATGGTTTTGTGTTAAAATGGGTATACTAAATATTAAAGGCTTGGAGCTACCATGGCTGGTAATACAATTAATTTACAATTAAAATTAAACTCTAATATAAAAGATGAAACTAGGGATGCCAGAGCGTTTCATAACGAGATAAAGGCAGCTGCAGCGGCATCTCAAAATATTGAGTATGGCCGTGCTCGTGGTGCTATGGGAAGCACTGGAGCTAGTGCTCGTGATTTTGCTAATCAAGCTCAAGGCTTAGGCGGACTAGTTCGTATATATGCAACTGTAGCTGCTAATAGTTTTGCAGCAATAAGTGCTTTTAATGCACTAAAACAAGCTGCTGATACTACTACACTTAAACAAGGTTTAGATCAACTAGGAGCAGCTAGTGGTATTGCTCTAGGAGCACTAGCAGATGGATTTGTTAAAGCCACAGATGGAGCTATTAGTTTTCGTGAAGCTGCACAAGCTGCAGCAAAAGCTACTAGTGCGGGACTAAGTTCGCGGCAATTTTTACAAATTGGTGATGTAGCTAAAAAAGCCTCACAAGCACTAGGTATTGACTTAAATGATGCGGTAAATAGACTAACTCGTGGTATTACAAAATTAGAGCCTGAATTACTAGATGAATTAGGTATTTATACTAAAATTGGTCCTGCTGTAGAAGAATATGCTCGTAAAATAGGTAAAGCAGAAGCTAGTTTAACAGATTTTGAACGTCGCCAAGCCTTTGCAATTGCAGTCCTAGATGAAGGAAATAAAAAGTTTGGAGAAATTGATATACCAGCTAATCCTTATCAACAACTAGAAGCTAGTATACGAAATCTAACACAAGCTGGGCTTGAACTAGTAAATAAATTCTTATTACCTATTGCAGATGTATTTGCAAAAAGCTCTACACTACTTACAGTTGCGCTGGGGGCTATTGCTATAAAACTTACGCAAATGGCAATACCAGCACTTACTAGCTGGAGAAGTGAATTATTAGAAAGTGCAAAGGTAGCAAAAGACAAGTCTCAACAAATTAATGAAGCATTTGGAGAACGATTTGTTGATCGTATTAATGCTAGTTTTAAAGTACCAGAACTAAAACAAAATTTAACTAATGTAGAACAGCAATATCAAAAAAGCCGCGAACAGCTATTAAATATAGATAAAGACTACGCTGAAAAACGCAGATCTGCAGTATATAAAGCTGCTCGTGATCCTGGTGCTTTAGGCTCCATGAATGATGCTGCCCTAAGCAAATTGTCTGGCCAAGTACAAAAAGAAATTACTGCACAAAATAAATTAGGTACTGATGCTGCAAAACTACAAGTAATAGCCTTACAAGAATACAAACAAGCAATCTTACAGGTATTACAAGCAAGAAAATCTCTTACTATAGCAGAAGCAGGTGCACTAAAACAAGCTGAAGCCGGCCCAAAAACTTTTGCAGAATGGCAGCGTGAGCAAATTTCTAGAAAGGCAGGTGCTCGTGCAGAACGCTTGGGTATACTTGCTGCAATCGGTGAAAATGTAGAAGTGCTAGGGTTTACCGAAGCGCTTAAAAAAATGAACGAAGAAATTAAAAAATCCAGAGACATGAATGGTTTGGATAAATTAAGAACTCGTATACAAGGCACATTTACAGCCGGAATAACTGCTGTTAGCATATTTTTAAGATCAATTGGTACAATTGGTCAAGTAATAGCAGCAGCAGCAGCAGCTTTTGCAGCTTTTGACAGCTATATGAGTAGAAATACAAAGCAAGTTCAACTTTTCAATGAAGAAATTGAGAAGAATACTAAAGTTGTAGAAAATTCTCAACGAATGCTAAAGCTATATGTTGGTAGTATTACTACAGATAGTTTATCAGCAGTAAGTACTTCTCTAGGAGAACTAATAGACGGGGTAGATGCACTAACTAAAAAATTACAAGATACTCTAACTAACCAAGGTTGGTGGGATAGTTTAAAACAAAGCGTTCTAGGGTTTTTTGGAGAAGGAGTACAAGCTGATTTTGCTACGCAGATTGCTAACAACTGGACTCAACAAATTGCAAGTATTCCAGAAAGTGAAGCTAAAGAAGCGGTTAAAGAAAAATTACGAAGTATTTTAAATATAACTGATTTAACTAGTGAAAATATTCGACGAGCAGTTGCAGGCTCAAAAAGTCCTACACAAATAGTTACTAGTGGGCAAGGAGAAATAGGCTCTGCAGCCGCTGAAGTACGTCGTGCAGGTGGTGCAGCAAATGCAACTCGTGAATCTATAAATAACTTAACAAAAGCCAGTCAAGAACTACAAAATACTTTTGCAGATACTAGTCCCCTAACCAAATTTGCAGATGCTTTAATAAAATCTTCTTTTGATATACTAGAAAGTTTAAAAGATATGCGTAGTGGCATAGCTGCGTTTAAAGAAATTTTAGCTAAACCTGCAGCTTTTGCTATGCTTGAAATGGGCGATATAAAACAGTTCCAAGATATTGTAAAAGCACAAGAAAATTTACTAAAAGCAGAAAGAGAAAGAGCTACTCTTCAAAATGACTTATCAGTATTGCAGCCCCAAATTACAACTGGATTAGCGGCTACTCGCGGAACATTTTTTGGAAGACAACAATTACAGCAAGCAGAACTACTGCCGGGTCAAAGAAACATAAAAGCTGTAAGTAGGCTTATACTTAAACGTGAAGATATTGAAGAACGTATACGTGAACTAGATACTAAAATTTCTGAAGCTGCTGATAAGGGTACAGCTACCGCATTTGAAGCAATTAGAAAAGTATTTGTTGATAATATAATAAAAGGTTTTGATCTACTAAATAAAGCCACGGAAATAGCAAAACGACAAGGAGTTATCCAAGTAGGTCAAGCAATTATTTCGGGTATTAGCGGACCAGGTTCAGCAGCAGTAGCTTCTAGTTTAAAACAAAAAGAACTTGACTTACAGCTTCAACAAATTAATACTATGAGCAATTTAGCAGATCAACTATTGCTAAATACCTTAGCAGTTGAGCGTGCTACTGCAGCCAGACAAGCAGAAGAATTAGGAAGAACAGCAAATAATTTTGGTTTTGAAGTAACTGGTCAAAATGCTTCAGAATATTTAGCAGCTAAAAGATTAGCTAGTGATTTGGGCAGAGTTAGTCAAATAGTTGCTGGTGGTGGAAGAATCACTGGCGAACAAGCGACAACTATGGAGCCTGGTGCTGGAAAGTTTGCTTTACAACGAGCTACTAGACAGTCTGGAGAAGATATTGCCAGACAAGGTATACTAACACAAAAAGAAATTGATAGACTTAATTTAATAGTTGCCTTAGAAAATGAACGTAGAGCTGTCCAAAAAGATACAGAAAGATTAACAGCACAAAGAGTTGATAATGCTCAAAAAATTATAGGACTACAAAATTATAGTATTACCCTACTTGCAGAAGAGCAGCTTAAAGCCCAACAACAAATTGAACGTCAACGTCAATTTGAAACTCAAAAACAAGCTTTTAATGATGTAAATTTTGAAATAACTAAAGATATAAAAAGAGAAGAAAATTTAAGAGGTAAAAATTTAATAGAAGAAGCAAATATTGTTAAAGCAATAATACAATATAAAAAAGAACAGCTAAAAGAACTAGGAAGACAACAAGGTATAGAACGTAATATATTATTTATTCAAGATGCTCAACAACAAATTGCCGCAAAAAGTGCTTTAGAAACGTTTCGTAGAACAAGTGCAGCCGAAAGCAGGTCTAGAGTTTTATCAAGTGTAGAAAATGAACTACAAACAGAACAACAATTATTAGATATAGCTAATGAACGCGGAAGATTAACTCCAGATCAATATGCACAATCTAAAAAGTCACTTGACTTAAAAATATTAGATTTAAATACCACGCGACAACAAGAGCAAGTTCAAAATAAATTAGTAGACGCCGAAACAAAATTAAATGATGAAATTAGTAAAGCTGTACTAGCAGCCACGGAACAAAACCCAATTACTCCTGAACAATTAGCGCTATGGGCAGAAAGAAGATCAGTAATTGAACAAACAGCTAATGATGAACTATTAGCAGATAAAAAAATTGCAGAATCAAAAAGACTTCTTATAACTCTACAATATGATTTAACTGATCGACAAAAAGCCTATACTGATATATTTAAAAATAGTTTTAATAGTTTAGCAGATGCAATGGTAAATTGGATGCAAACCGGTAAATTGGCAGGTAAAGAGCTATTTAATAGTTTGATTGCTGACCTAACTCGTTATGAACTTAAACTACAAATGATGGAAGTGTATAAAGCAGCAAGACCTGGACTTCTTAGTTTGCTTACCCCTAGTTTTAATAATCAACCAGGGGTTCCTACAACTACACCCGATTTTGAAGGAGCAGGATTTTTTCTTAATCAAGCTAAAGGTGGAGCTTTTGATTTGGGTATTAAAACGTATGCCAAAGGCGGCATGTTTACTAACTCAATAGTAAATCAACCTACACTATTTAAATTTGCACGTGGAACAGGCCTAATGGGCGAAGCAGGGCCAGAGGCCATAATGCCCCTAAAGCGTGATAGTCAAGGTAATCTAGGAGTTAGTGGCGGTGGTCAAAAAACTGAAGTAGTTATCAACAATTATAGCAATCAACCAGCAACCACACAAGAAACCACAGATAGTCGTGGTAATAGAAAAATAGAAGTAGTAATTGGTGAAATGACTGCTGGCGAGTTTCAAAGAAGCGGCAGCACTTCACAAAGAGCTATGAGAAGTACTTTTGGGCTTGCGCCTCAGCTAATTAGGAGATAAATATGGCATATACCTATACTTGGCCGGCTTGGTTACCGCAAGTTCCACAAAAAGGCTTTACCGAAACTGGTGGCGTAAATATTATTAGAACTCCAACCGACGCTGGTCCTGCTAAACAGCGTCGCAGGGGTAAAAGGCCTAGTACACTAAATCTTACTTTTATAATGACTACTGCTCAAACTACTCAACTTGAAAGTTTTGTAGATTATACTATTAACGGTACAGCTCGTTTTGGATATCTACACCCTAGAACTAATCAAATTATAGAAGCCCGAATAGTACCTACTCAAGATGGTCAGTTATACACTTATACCTATCTTGCTCCAGGCTACTGGACAGTTGCACTAACTTTTGAAGTATTGCCATGAGTAGATTAACAACAATGAGTGCAGGTGCTTTACAAGCAGTATTTGCACAAGAAACAGAAAATGATTTAATATTGTTAGTTACTATATACGATCCACTAAATCCAACACAAGTAGTTTTGCGAATTTGTGATGGATTTACAGGACGCATATCAGAAACTGCAGATGAAGTAACTTACGGTGTTCCTAGTAGGGGGTTTAATTATACGTTCTTACCCGTGGATATTACCCTACCAGACGAAGCTGAAAATTCAGCACCACAATGTTCTATTACATTTTATGATGTAACACAGTATGTAATGCCAATTGCTCGTAGTATTAGTGGCAGACCGAAGGTTAAATTAGAACTAGTATTAACTTCTACCCCTGACGTAGTAGAGGCTAGTTTTACCGGATTTTATATTACTAGTTTTACTTATAATGCAGATAGAGTTACTGCAACTTTATCTATGGTAAACTATGAACTAGAACCCTTTCCACAATACTCATTTACACCAGTATATTTTCCAGGATTATTCTAATGTGGGCAAATAAATACATAGGCATACCTTTTAAAAGCAATGGGCGAGACTGGCACGGCGTAGATTGCTGGGGACTGGCACGCCTAGTGTATAAGGAAGAATTTGGTATTGAACTACCTAGTTTTACTGAACAGTATTACATAACTGATACACCCAGAATTGAAGAGCTAATAAATCAGTACAAAGAAGGTTGGGTACCTGTACAGGAACCAAAATGCGGTGACTTAATCTTATTTAGAATTTTTGGAAGTGCTAGTCATGTAGGTATACTAGTAGATGAAGGCAGATTTATACATAGCCGACATGGCTATGATGTAGCTATTGCTGAGTTAAATAGTACTCGCTGGCAACACAGAGTATTAGGGTACTTTAGATATGATTCAAATATTGCAGAAAAATTAAATGAACTACCCCCTGTACTAGAAACTAAAGTATTAACCGTTAGTGTTAATACACTAGATGAAGCATATGCCGATTTATCTAAACAGTTTGATATTGCCAATACCAATTCTGTTGTTTTATTATTAAATAATCATATAATACCAAAAGAATATTGGCCAATTACAAAATTACAGCCAAACGATATAGTTAGTTATAGACAAGTTGCCGGGGATGACGGTATGGTTCGTATGGCATTAGTTTTTGCCGTAGTTATAGCAGCACCATACCTAGCAAATTTTGCTGCAGGTGGTAGTATTGGTATTGCTGCAGGTGCTTCAGGTGCAGCAATTACTGGGGCAACTGCAGCTTTAGCTACAGCTGCAGTAAGTACTGTAGGTATGTTATTAGTAAATGCTATATTTCCTGTAAGACCACCCGCTGGTCCACAGGACCCAGGATCTACAGAAGCTCAACTAATGATAAATGGAGTAGCAAATAGAGCAACACCATATGAAGCTATACCCGTTGTCTTAGGCACTGTAAGAATTACTCCTCCATTAGCTGCTGAGAATTATATTACTTATCCTGAAGAGCGTAATTCTTATTTAACCACCGCAGTAGTGTGGGGATTTGGTCCACTTCAAATTACTAATCAAAAAATTGGCGATGTTGATATTAATAATTATATTATACAACAAGGAGCCACTTTAAATGGTTATGATGATACTTTTGCAGGAATAGCTTTATTTAATAGTATTTATGCAAGAGATGTTGAGCAAGATACAGTAAATGTTTTATTAGTATGTGACGGCCCCGCAGAGCCTACAGTAACTGGCGGTGAAATTATAGGGTATCACCAACAGGACTTTTATGATACAGAAACTGGAAATTTTTGGAGTTATAATGACTATGAACGTCCTATACTAAGCCCAACTACTACAGTATTTGGAACACCTGGTCCTTGGGTTTCTGCAAGTTCTACTCAAACTGCTACAGAACTTACCCTTGCTTTTCATATGCCACAAGGTATGAGAAAGATTTTAACCACTAATGGAACTACGTCTAGCCATTCAGTGTATATAGAAACACAGTATAAGCACGATCCAAACAGTAATGTATGGATTCCTTGGGAAAAATTTACAATATCAGGTGATAAAAAAGATGCTTATACAATTACTAGAACCAAAACTTTTTCTACATCGCAATTAATTCAAGTACAAGTACGTAGAATAAGTGGAGATAATGTTGATGACGATCCAAATTATCGTTACATGCATGATGTAGTATTTTTAAGCGCAACTTATACTAGTAATAGATTTCCAATGAAACTCCCCAAGGATTGCACTTTAGCTAAAAGTGCATACAGTATAAAAGCGGAAGGACAGCTAAGCAATCAATTAGAAGGTATAAATGCACTAGTATCTAGTAGATGCAAACCTCTTGGTACATTAGATGGTAATGGCAATATAACAATTAATTCAACTCCAGGTACAACCTTTACCGAAGTAACCAATAATCCTGCTAGTTTATTTTTTCATGTATTAACTCACCCTGCAAATCCTCAAAGAATACTAGATACCGAAATTGCTGAAAAAATAAATATACCACAATTACAATATTGGTATAATTATTGTAATACTTCGCGAACAATAACTTATACTAGACCAAATTCAACACAAGTAACTAAAACTTATAAGTATACATATAATGCTGTAGTAGGTAACCAGCGAAGTATACTAGACGTTTTACGCGATATTTGTGCAGCAGGCAGAGCTAGTCCGGCACTAATTGACGGTAAGTGGACAGTTGTAATAGATGAACCTAAAACTACTATTGTTCAACATTTTACTACACATAATAGTTGGGGATTCGAAGGTGTACGTGGGCTGGCAAAAGAACCAGATGGATTAAAAGTAAGTTTTTATGATGAAGAACAAAATTATCAACAAGTAGAAACAATTGTTTATAATAGCGACAAAACCGAACAAAATGCAGAACTTTTTGAAAGTATTACATTACCTGGTATAACCAATGAAGCCATAGTAGTAGATCATGCTAAATGGCACTTTGCACAAGCTAAACTACGCAGAGAAGTTTATAGTTTAAATGCAGATTTAGAATACTTAGTATGTAACAGAGGGGATAGAGTAAAAGTTACTCATGATGTGCCTGCTTGGGGCTTAGCTTCAGGCAGAGTAAAAAACTTTTATATTACAAATACTAGTTATACTCTTGTAGAATTAACAGAAAACGTACCCATAAGTAATGGCAAAATATATACAATTAGATTTAGAGGAAAAACAGGACAAAGTACAACATCTCAAGTAAAAACTACTTTTGTATTTACAGGTTTTACCAGACAAAATAATGTATTAACTATAAACTTAAGCCCTACTATAACTGGTGGAACAATACCTTTTGATGAAACAAATATTATTAGTATTAGTTCTCAAAACTATCCAGCCATTGCAGCTACTAATATACCTGTAACCATTAATAGAACAAATAATACTATTAGTTATCCAAATGTAGGAATTGATGAAACAGTTACTAATGCTATAGGAATCATAACTCTACAATCCGGAATGTATAGATTTGTACATTTGTTAAATCCTATAAGTACTGAGACCCCCGGAATGCCTGGCATAAGAAATTCAACATTGCTAGACTACGATAATTTATTTATGTTTGGTGAACTAAATAAAGAAAGTCAAGATTTACTTGTAATTAGTATAGAGCCTAGCACAAATAAAACTGCTAAACTTACCCTAATGGACTACGGAGTTACAGATTCTTATAATATTTTTACAGACTACAAAAATTTAACCTCTAGTATTATATTTGAAACTCAAATAACCTTACCTCCAGCAAGATTAATAAATAGTTTTACCAATAATCAAACTCCTATAGTAACTCAAATTTATAGCGATGAACGAGCAGTAGATATAATATCTCCTGGAGTTAATAAGTATAATATAAAAATATCTTATGCAACAGTTGATGATATTCCGGTAACTACAAAATTTGTTCAGTGTGAATATAAATACGCAACAGTTGCAGATATAGATAATAGTAATACTAAAGTAATTAATTCTGAATTTACTTCTGGAACTATTACTATAAGCGATGTAATAGCTGGAGAAAGTTATAAATATAGATTAAGATATTTAACTAGTGATACTATAGTAGGGCCTTGGACCGCTTGGGCTACTCATCAAGTAGCTGGTTTAACAATAAACCGTGCTTTAGTTTCTAGTATATCAGTAAAACGCTTGGGCAAAGTCCTTAGAGTAACTACTGTAGTAGGAATTTTACCAAATGATTTTAAATACTTTAAAATTAAAATATTTAAAAATACTGGAACTGGAGACTTTTGGTCTACTACGGATGCTAGTATAATAACTCTAAATACTTCTGCAACCTATGTTGATGTAAATCTACTGGATTTTGCAAGTCCAAGAATTAGTGCTTCAGGAATTAAATATAGAATTGCATGCAGAATGGTCGATGCCGCAGGAAATGAAAGTTTGGTAAGCGCATTAACTGATATTACATTAACAACAATATCACCTTAGGTGTATACATGTCAGCACAATTATTTTCAGCAGTTAAAGGACTACAGCTAGTTGTAAGCTCTCCTGTAGATAGCGACGGCAGTCCACGCGACGACCTAATAGGCATTAAAGTATGGTATAGTATAACAAATGCTAATTTTGATCCAACTATACCAGGCCAAGCCACTTTAGCATATAGTGGCGATGGTCTTAATGTGTTTATTCCTGATCTTACACCAAGTATTACATACTATGTAAAATATGCACTAATATCCTTTTTAGATACTGATAACTATGCTATTTCTAATGCGTTAACTGGTACTCCTACAATAGGTCCAGCTACAGTTGCATTAACTACGACTGCTCAAGCATTTGCTTATGCTAGTGATGGAACTACTCCTACACCAGCTAATGCTACTATAACCGCTACAGCACAAAATACTACTGGAACAGTATATTTTGAGTTTATACTAGCAGGAACTACAGTACAAAATACTACTAGTAATACTTATACATATTCTCCACAAGCTAATTACGGTTCAATGCCTCAACAAATAGTAGTTAAAGTACGAGAAGGAACCAATAATAGTACAGTATTAGCACAAGATACACTATCGTTGTTTGGTATTAAACCCGGTACTAATTCTATCTCCGGATTCTTAACTAATGAAGCAGCTGTAGTAGCAGCAGCTAATGACGGTACTGTAACTAGCTTTATAGGTACTGAAGGTACATTTAAAGTATACAATGGTACTACAGACGTTACTACTGCTAGTACTGCATTTAGCGTTGTAGGTACACCTACTGGTATTACTATAGCTATTAATAGTATTGGTGCATATAGTATTAGTGCATTATCTGTAGATAGTACTACAGCCACACTAAGAGCAGTATATAATAATGTAACTATTGATAAAGTTTATAGTATTTCAAAAAGTAAGACCGGAGCACAAGGAGCACAAGGACCTGAAGGAGTTAGAGGTAGTGTAAATAAATATTTAGATATAACACCCGGTACTACATGGAGTGACACTAGTGCAAATAATTATTTTACTACTACTTATGGTACAAAAATATTAAATGATACACTTACTGAGTTTAATCCAACTCAAAATTTTTCGCAAACTAGATTTTGGAATGGTTCAGAATGGGCAGTAGTAACTCAAGTAATAGATGGTAATTTAGTAGTTAGTGGAACTATAGGTGCAGCTAAAATTAGTGCTAACGCTGTTACTGCTGATAAAATAGCCGCTGGTAGTATTACAGCTGATAAATTATCCGCTACTACAGCATTAGTTAATCAATCACTAACAGTAGGTAATCCAGTAGTAACAGACACAACTATTACATCAGGTAGTGGAGCCGTTATTACTGGAGGAAGTAGTAATGCTAGCAATACTGTAGCTTTTGGCAATAGTACTGCTA